TATATAGCAAGAGGTTTTTAATGGCTCAACACGATTACGATATAGCTAACCAATCAGGTGCAAACTTTAGAGCAGACTTAAATAATGCTTTAGATGCTATTGTATCTAACAACTCAGGAACATCAGAACCATCTACTACATTTGCTTATGAATGGTGGGTAGATACAACAAATAATTTATTAAAGTTAAGAAATTCTGCAAACAATGCTTGGATTACTTTACCTTTATCAATCACCGCAGATAATTCAACATCAGGTGCTTTGACAGTAAATGGAAATCTTACAACTACAGGAACAATTGATGTTAATGGACAAGAATTAATTTTAGATGCTGATGCTGATACATCAATTACAGCAGATACTGACGATCAAATAGATTTTAGAGTTGGTGCGACAGATGTAATGACTCTAACCAATAGTCATTTAGTTTTAAAAGGCACTACACCAAAAATTACTATTGGTGATGGTGGTGAAGAAGATACCGCATTAATATTTGATGGTAATGCACAAGACTTCTATATAGGGTTAGATGATAGTGCTGATGATTTAGTCATAGGCACAGGGTCTACTGTAGGCACAAATGGTCTAGTAGTTATTGAAAATGGTGGTAATGTTGGTATCAATACCTTAACTCCATCTTTTAGATTAGACGTAAATGGTAGTCTTTCTAGTGATGGTAATGAAAATGTCATGCGAATTGCTGGCGCAGATGCCAACAATGCTGGTGGTATAACCATAAATAATGTTTTTGGAAACACCGCATCCGCAAGAGTTTCAACTCTGTTTAGTATTGATGGTCAAGACCAAGCATCTCCATTAGCGTTTGGAAATGGTACTTCTGAAGCTATGAGGGTTAATAATGATGGCAATATTGGCATTGGCACAACTTCTCCAACAAGATTACTCCACGTTAATGCTTCAGGTGGTGGTACAAACTTTACCTTTCAAACAGGTGGTGCTAATGGTTATATAGAACTTATTAACACAGGCGGTACTAATTTTTTTGGCACAGCAGGAACTACTTTTGAATTTTATGCTGGAAGTGGTGGTGCGAAAGCATCAATAGACAGTTCAGGTAATATGATTTTAGCTGGTACTCTTACACAAAGCGGAACACCATCTGACATGAGATTAAAAGAAAATATTGAAACAATTCCTAATGCCTTACAAAAAGTTACACAATTAGAAGGCTTAACATGGAACTATAAAAAAGACGGCAAAAGAAATACAGGATTGAGTGCCAATAAATTACAAGAAATTTTACCTGAAGCTGTTTTTGAAACACACGATATATCAGATGTAAATGACAGATTTTTAGCTATAAATTATGGCAATACTGTTGGTTTATTAGTTGAAGCAATAAAAGAATTAAAAGAAGAGTTAGACGAGGTTAAGCATGGCAATTAATTACACATGGGATTGCAAAACTGTAGATGTAAAAACTATTGATGGCAATCAAGATACTGTCTTTAATGTGCATTGGCGGTTAACAGGAACAGATGATGTCAATAATGATGCTGAAGGCAATCCACAAACTGCAACAGTATATGGCTCACAAGAATTAGATACTTCAGATTTATCTAACTTTACAGCTTTTGCAGACTTAACTGTAAGTGATGTACAAGGTTGGGTTGAATCTGCTTTGGGAGAAGATAAAGTTACAGAATTAAAAACTAATGTAAGTAATCAAATAGCTGAATTAGTAACACCAACACAAGAAACAAAAACAATAGGAGAATAATATGTCAGATATACAAGTTAGAAACGACAATGGTGAGGTTGAAGAATACAACAAAGAAGATATGACCGATGAACAAAGAAGTTTATTTGATGATGTCTTAGCCTTGCAACAAAGATGTATTGAGATTGAACCAATGGCTAGAGAATTTGCCGATAAAAAACAATTGGTTGATCTCAAATCTAAGTCATTATTAGAAAGCCTTAGAGGTATAGGAAATGCCAAGAAAGAAAGCGACAGCGAAACCAAGACCATCGACTAAAAAGCCAACTGTTGAACAAGTATCAAATGCTTTGGATAGGCATGAAAGAGTTTGCGAACAGAAATGGAAGGAAAACTTCCGCAGATTAGATTCTATTGAATCGGATATAAATACTACCAATAAAAGATTATGGCAGATAGCTGGTATTGTTATCGGTCTATTATCTTCCCTAGTGATTAATGCCTTCTTCATGTGAAATGAACATTGAAGAATATTATGTTGAAATCTCAATATTTATACTAAGTGTCTTAGGCGGTCTTGCTCTAAAAGATTATTCGGTATCTTTTATCAAGGGTCTTAAATTCAAACTCAACTCACAATTTAACGAAGGCGATAAGGTCTTATTAGATGGCGAACAAGCCATGATAATTAAAATTGGCATGGGTACTACTGTCTTTGGTGTTTATGGTCGTGATGGCTACACATGGCGTTATATCAGCAATACTAAGATTGAATCCCTTAAATTAGAAAAGATAGTTGATAAAGACTTACACCAAGATTCTGCTTATGAAAAGCGACAAAAACTAAAAAACATTTTGGAGGGCAAAGAAGATGATTGATAAATTTTTTGAACCAATAAGTAATTTAATTGGTAAAGCCATACCTGATAAAACTAAGCGTATGGAATTAGAAGCAAGTATCAAATCACAAATGATAGACTTGCAAAAATCACAAAATGAAATAAATCTTGCACAAGCAAAACATGGCTCTATCTTTGTCGCTGGTGCTAGACCAGCTATCATGTGGATATGTGCATTGGGATTAGCATGGGCATATTTTTTAGCACCAATACTTAATTGGGTGGTATGGACATTTACCATTGATATTGTGCCACCTGAAATTGATACTGAAGGTCTTATGACTTTGACATTATCAATGTTAGGTCTTGGTGGCATGAGAAGTTTTGAAAAATTCAAAGGTGTAGCAAGAAATAATATGCGAGAAGAAAACATTAAAGATTCATACAAACCATAATGGAAACAGGTGTCACCAAAGAACTGATTGATGATTTAAAAGAAATGCTCATCAAGAATGAAGGCATGGAACTTAAACCTTATCAATGTACTAGCGATAAAACTACCATTGGTGTTGGTCGCAATCTAACTGACAATGGGATAACTGTCCAAGAAGCAGAAGTATTGTTAGCAAATGACATGGATGGTGTCTTTAATGATCTTGATAGAAACATACCTTTTTGGCAATCTATGCCCTATAACGTAAGATTAGTTTTAGCAGATATGTGTTTCAATCTTGGTATCAAAAGATTATGCAGATTTACCAAAATGCTTGAAGCTATGGAAGAAAGAGATTTTGAACTAGCTGGTGAAGAACTATTGGATTCTACTTATGCGGTACAAGTAAAAGGACGAGCCGATAGAAATTACCGACTCGTCATTGAGGGGGAGAATTAGTTATTTAATTATTTATGGATGCCAGTTAAGACTTTCTTTGACTAGAGCATTTACATAATAATAATTTTCATCATTTATACCATGTCTGCCTATTGAGTTATCTTCGAGATAAACCTTAATGTGTCTATCATGTGCATTTCGCATAACTTTATCCGCAATAAACGCTTCAAGAAAATGAAGTTTTTCTCCATTCCAATCTTCTAAATTACCTAAATCTGTTTTAGGAACACTTTTAAAAAAATCTTTATGTATTGTCCAACCAACTTGCAAATATTTGACATGACCATAAGCGTGCTTAGTGATTGAAAAATCATTAGTTTCTACAATCATTATGTATTTGTCGATGTCAGCACAATATCGAACCATATCTGCATAAGCAGAATAGTTTTCTTTATCAAATCCTTGTTTGCAAGGAATTAGACTTTCTTGTAAAGAAAGATTTTTGAGTATTTGTTTTAACATAATTTTCTCCTTAGTTGTTAATTACAACTATTATATTAATGATTTTTACAACTATTGCAACAAAAACTTAATCTTTTTTTGGTAATTCTTTTATGCTAAATCTTCTTGAAGTATAAGCATCTTTTGCTGGTACTACCTTCTCAGGTTGTGCTTTGTAATTAATTGTCTGCCACACGACCTTATGGCTTTCAGAATAGCCTTCTTTAGCGTCTTTCATAGACATCATGATGCTTTTCTTAGCTTCTTCAATATTGTCTTTTAGATTCTTTATTTGTGCTTCCCAAGCCATAATGTTATCTATCTGTACTTGGTCTTGCTTTGTTAGTTCGGTAGATTCACCATTGTCTTGCGGTGTGATATAACCAGCTTCTTTGGTATCGAAAGGTTCATACCAATCACAATGAGCAATCCTGTTGTTGAAGTCTATAACCTTTGGCTCAAGCACATCTTTTTCCCATTGTTCATCACGCTGGTAAAAATACATTCTAAGATCAGAGCCATTCAAAACACAGACTACTGCCCAAGAATATTCGGTAATAGCCATTAAGCATCGTACTTGAGTTACACCACGATAAGTAGGCAAGGTTTCAGTCAAAGGTGCATTTGTTGTCTTTATTTCTATAATTCCCTTGCCATTGATTTTAAATCCTTCACCATCTTCTAAATCAGGACAATAAAAACCTTTGTCTACATCTTTAGTTACAAAGATATTATCAGCAACACCAATCGCATCTATTGAGCCATTGATAGTAACTTTCTTATGTCTTACAGCTTCGGTAATAACTAATTCTGCATCTAATAAACCTATTCTCTTACACGCTAATTCAGCTATAGGTTTTTCCAAGACATTGCCTACTTCCATATAATTATTAGTGGGTATTGATATATCTTCACCATTCATAGCCTTATGACAATTTTCTAATACTTGATTCCTAGTTTGGTAAGGATTGTTTCCTGTTATAACCGCATCAGCTATCGAGCAACTCAGTTGAAAATCTTCAGTAAGTTTTCCGACAGCTTCAGGTGTATGTTCAATTTTTTTTGTTTTCATCTTCTTCTCCTTGTTTATTTTGTTTATACATTTTCATCAATGCTTGATAAAACTTCTTCTCTCCTTGTTTCTTCTTCGGTTGCTTGTACTGATAGGGATTCTTTTTTTTCATGCTTAGTTATGAATTCTTTCATGTCAATCATCCATAATTTTAAAACAGTTGCTTGTTTGCTATGGAATTCAGAATTACCAAAATCCTTTCTAGCCTGTTCATTATGATAATCAATAATCTTCAATATTATACCTATAGCATCCTGATATGGTTGCCTTACCGCAGAACTAAAGGTTCTTTTAACTTTGCCCATAATATTTATAAACCTGATCTGATATTTCATCTACAGAATCACGACATTCTATCGGTTCTTCTCTGCCTACTAAATAAACACAAGTGATGCCATGTTCTTTGTACACACATCTGAAATCAGCAAAATCAACATAGATGCTGTCATGTGAATTATTAAGTAGTAGTTTTAATTTCTTTTTAGACTTCATTTCCCCAAACATCCCAACCTTCAGTTTTCTCTCTTGCAAATAATTCTATTCTTGGTAAATCGCCACACAGTTGAACAATCCTATCTCTCACACAATCAGGCTTCTTTGAATGTCTTTCAATCGGTGTATCTACAACGCTATGTACACCAGCATTTATTCTTTGTGGTTTTCCTTTTGTGGCTAACAAACATAATTCTGCATTTGCCCTTGTCCACCTTCCCATGCCCATAAACCAAGTAGGTTTTATCTTATTTTTTTTTATCCAAGTGAAAGCACAAGTTTTGTATTCAAAATTCCAAGCATCAATAACTTCCATAACTTCATTTAATTTAGGCATAGTAATCCATAAAAACAAAACGCAATCATCGGCAGAAATATCAGCAACAGGCAAATTACAAATCCAATCTTGTGATTGTGTTGGATATTTGAAACTTGCACCACGCTGTCCAGCACTTGCCTTATCTTTGTAAGACCAAGCTGGATCAGCATAGATAATATTATATTTCTTGTTTGGAAAAGGAATCATCGTTCTAATAAATTCTTAACTTGTGATGGATGCCAAATATCTTTGCCATACCTAGTTTTGATTTCTCTATCAGATAAAGCATCAGCAATACCTTGTAAAGATTTAACAC